AGATCTCATGCTCACAAAATCCAGGCAGCAGTTGCTATGGAACAGAGAGCAAGAGAAATGGGAAAGACTTCAGAAGCGGCGGTTTATAGAAAGTTCATTAATTCCATGAAGAAGAAAACTAAAGAAATGAACGAAGAGAAAAAGAACGGCCGTTGTCCAGAAGGACAATATTATTGCTACACTGATGAAAAGTGTAAACCCATTCCAAAGGGATACAAAATGGTGGGACGTGCTGGTTATCTTCGTAAAGAAAATGGTCATTCCGTTGATGATAATAAAAAAAATGGTAATGGGAACGGTAATGGTAATGGTGGAAATGGTAATGGTGGAGGAATGAGTGAATCGAAAAGTGGTGATAGTTCTCTGCGTGACTGGTTTAGCAAGAGTAAGTCTTCTGATGGGAAGCCTGGTTGGGTTCAATTGGGCGGTAAATACGCAGGAAAACCCTGTGCAAAACAACCGGGACAAACAACTAAACCAAAATGTGGTTCCAGTAAAATGAAACGTAATCTCTCTAAAGATGAAGAAGAGAGAGCGTTCCGTCGCAAGAATCGTAAAGATCCAAATCCAAATCGTTCAGGAAAGGCAATCAACGTGAAGACTGAAGAATTTACAACCTTACCACTTAATATTGAAATCCCTAATAATATTAGAGATTTTAACTTGGGACTCATGTTCCGTGAGAGTTTAGATATTAATAGTGGAATGCTATTCATTTTTGAAGAAGTTGAGCAGCAGTCCTTTTACATGAAAGAAACAAAAATTCCTCTTGACATTGCTTTCATCACAGAGGATGGAATAGTAGAAAGCATCAAACAATTAGAACCGTATGACGAAACCCCAGTAACTTCTGAAGGAGAAGTTCTGTGCGCTTTAGAAGTAAATCGTGGATGGTTCGCAGAAAATAATGTTGAAGTAGGTGACGAAATTGACATTGATGAAGCAGCGGGAGAAAAGGACGCTTGCTATCATAAAGTCAAGTCACGCTACAAAGTTTGGCCAAGTGCATATGCGTCAGGAGCACTGGTCAAGTGTCGTAAAAAAGGTGCCGCTAATTGGGGCAACAAAACTAAGAAGGAAGAATTCTCTAACTGGAGAGACAGTTATACTCCAACAGACTACGAAACAGTAGATCTCATCACACCAGAACCCTTAACCGCTACAAAAGGTATTGGTAGTGAGATGCTTGATGAAAAATGTTGGAAAGGTTATGAAAAGAAAGGTATGAAGACTATGTTTGGAAAGAGATATCCAAACTGTGTCAAAAAAGAGGAGGAAGAAAAACTCGTATCAAAAACTCCTCTGGATGAAAAGAAAGGTTGTATGCACAACCACAAAGGTGAAGAGTGTCCAGTGCATGGTATGAAAGAGTGTCCTGGACCTGTTGAAGAAGCAGTAAGAATGCCAGCAAAAACTGGTAATCTTGTTAATGTCATCTTCAGATTTAGAAGTCAAACTGTTATGTTGAAGATGTTCTTCCCACAAGTATCCTTACCAACTAGGTCTGACATTCAAGATCAGATTGATAAGGTATATCCTGGCGCGAAACTATTAACGTATACAGTTTCGGAGTATGAACCAGGACAACCAGTCCTCCATGCAGAAGGAGCTGCATGGACAAGGAAAGCAGGGAAAAACAAAGAAGGTGGTCTCAACGAAAAAGGAAGGAAGTCTTACGAAAGAGAAAATCCAGGATCTGACCTTAAGGCACCAAGCAAGAAGGTTGGAAATCCCCGCAGGAAATCCTTCTGTGCTAGAATGAAAGGTATGAAGAAAAAGTTGACATCTTCAAAGACAGCAAACGATCCAGATAGCAGAATCAACAAGTCTCTTAGAAAGTGGAATTGCTGAGTAAATTATGTCTGATAATGTATACCTTGGCAACCCGAATCTAAAAAAAGCAAATACACCAATAGAATTTACGGAAGAACAAATCCGTGAATTCTTGAGGTGTAAAGAAGATCCCGTTTACTTTGCTAATAACTATATCAAGATTGTTTCTCTTGACGAAGGACTAACACAGTTTCATCCATATGATTTCCAAGAAAAACTCATCAATAACTTTCACAATAACAGATTTAATATCTGTAAGATGCCACGACAGACTGGTAAATCTACCACTGTCGTATCATACCTTTTGCATTATGCTGTTTTCAATGATAGTGTTAACATTGGTATCCTAGCAAACAAAGCAGCAACAGCAAGAGAGCTTCTGAACCGATTACAGACAGCATATGAAAACTTGCCGAAATGGATGCAGCAAGGTGTGCTAGTATGGAACAGAGGTTCATTGGAATTAGAAAATGGGAGTAAGATACTGGCAGCTTCTACGTCTGCAAGTGCTGTCCGAGGCATGTCGTTTAACATTCTCTTCCTCGACGAGTTCGCCTTCGTTCCAAACCATGTTGCAGACTCGTTCTTTGCCTCTGTTTATCCTACTATTACTTCTGGTAAAAACACCAAAGTAATTATTGTATCCACCCCACACGGTATGAATCATTTCTATCGTATGTGGCATGATGCGGAGAGAAAAAAGAATGAATATATTCCCACTGATGTTCACTGGTCCGAAGTTCCAGGTAGGGATGATGTTTGGAAAGAACAAACCATTGCAAACACATCAGATCAACAGTTTAAGGTTGAGTTTGAGTGTGAATTCTTAGGATCTGTTGATACTCTGATTGCACCAAGTAAATTGAGAACATTAGTTTATGATACTCCTATTGAAAGAAATGCTGGACTAGATGTATACGAACCTCCACAAGAAAATCATGATTACGTTCTAACTGTTGATGTTGCAAGAGGAGTCGGAGAAGATTATTCTGCATTTGTATGCGTTGATATTACACAGTTCCCACATAAGGTGGTGGCAAAGTATAGAAACAATGATATCAAACCAATGTTGTTTCCAAATATCATCTATGAAGTAGCAAAGAGTTATAATAGTGCATTTATTCTATGTGAAGTAAATGATATTGGAGATCAGGTTGCAAGTATTATTCAGTATGACCTGGAATATCAAAACTTATTGATGTGTTCTATGAGAGGTAGAGCAGGACAGATTGTTGGCCAAGGATTTTCTGGTAAAAAAACGCAGTTAGGTGTGAAGATGTCTAAGACTGTGAAAAAGGTTGGATCACTCAATCTTAAGACAATGATTGAAAGTGATAAACTTATTTTTAATGACTATGAAATTATTTCAGAGTTGACAACTTTTATTTCAAAGCATAATTCATTTGAGGCAGAAGAGGGTTGTAATGATGACCTTGCAATGTGTCTTGTCATCTATGCGTGGTTGGTAGCACAAGACTACTTTAAAGAACTAACAGACCAAGATGTTCGTAAAAGATTGTATGAAGAGCAGAAGAATCAAATCGAACAGGACATGGCTCCATTTGGATTCATGAGTGATGGTTTAGATGAATCTAGTTTTGTTGATAGTGATGGGGATAGATGGTTCAGTGCTGCTACAGATGAATACGGTGATAGATCTTATATGTGGGAATATAGATAATGGATTTAGATGGTCAAATTAAGTTAGGTCATCTATTACTTCAAGATCGTAAATGTAGAGTGTGTGGCGAGGTTAAAAATTTAGTAGATGGATTCTATAGGACTAGAAAAGATAGAGGTGCCGTTGCTTCTTCTTATTCATATGAATGTAAAGAGTGTTGTAAAAAGAGGGTAAAAAAATCATCAGATAGATGGGAATATCCTGATTGGTAGTTCACGTCATGATTCCCCTGTGAAAACCCTCCTTTTAATAAATATTCTTAGATAAACTGAGATTAACGGAGAAACAAAACATGGCGACTCCTCAATTATCTCCCGGTGTATTAGTCAGGGAGGTTGACTTAACAGTAGGGAGAGCTAGTAATGTACTGGACAACATTGGTGCCATTGCCGGACCTTTCCCCCTTGGACCTGTAGATGATCCTATTGATGTAACTACTGAGCAAGACCTTATCGGTGTTTTCGGTAAGCCACTTTCAACGGATTCGCAATATGAGTATTGGATGAGCGCATCATCCTACCTCTCATATGGTGGAGTTCTGAAGGTTG